TAATTACGAAAAAAGATTATTAAATAATTTAGAATACGCACACGGTTTAATCAGTGAAGATGAAGTGGACAAATTTAAAAACCAAGATATTGTTAGCGACGATAATTATAGCTTAATTGAAATAGATTTTGATGGACACGTTAAAGCTATGATAGAGACGATTGACCCAAAACTCAGGATACTAAGCGCAGTAGATGGCCGTGGGAATTTATTATACTATGAAGATGTAATAAAGAGACTAATTATTAAACCAAAACCAGTATTTTCAGGTAAATTACCTTTGAAGAAAAAGCCTGTTAGATCTAAAAATGGAAACCCAAAAGAAGAATCATATAACAAAACTTATACTATTGATCAATCTAAAAAAATAAGTCAATTTGAAATAGAAATTGAAGATAGATTGTCTGACGAAATAGAATCTGAACAAATTAAAAGAGAACTTAACGCTATAAAAAAATATATGTATGAAACAGAAGGTTTTCTGGAAATTATCAGAAAAGATAGAGGTCAATTAAGTGATTTTCAAAAAGGACGTTTATCATTTGTAAATAAATTAAAAGATATAATATCATAATGGCAAACCCTTGCGAAAACAGATTAATATCCCTCCTAACTTCCCAACAATGGCATTTGGATAGGCTTTATGGTGAATATACGCGCCAGTTTGCTTCAATATTCCAGAACTACAACGGTAACATGAGCCAGATCAGGAAAAGGCAGTTCGATAGGGCGCTTACCTCTTTTAACGGTGATATTAAGAACCTATTGGAAAACCAAGTAAACGAGGGATTCAACCTATCCAACGCCTGCAATGACGACTTCATTAAGGACTACACAAAAGGGCTGGACGTGCCGGAATCAGAAATAACAAAGCTGCTTACAACTAACCAAGGCGCGGCCGCTGCTTTCCTAAAACGCGCAAGGGGCGGCCTTAGCCTATCCAGTAGGGTATTTAACCTCACTAAGCAGACAGAGGACAGTATGAACGTTATTTTGCAAAGCGGCGTTTTAAACGGACGTAGCGCAGCAGATATGGCGCGTGACCTAAAGCAGTACCTAAAGCAACCGGATAAACGTTTTAGACGTATAAGAAACGATCAAGGCAAACTTATATTAAGCAAGCCCGGCGCAAACTACAATCCCGGCCAGGGCGTTTACCGGTCCAGTTATCAGAACGCTTTGAGACTTAGCCGAAACGAAATAAACATAGCTTATCGCACAAATGATTACAACCGCCGCAAAAAAATGAACTTTATAATGGGGCAAGAGATACGTTTAAGCGGTTCACATCGTATCTTTGATATCTGTGATTACATGGTCGGTACTTACCCAAAAGAGTTTAAATTCGTAGGTTTCCACCCTAATTGCCTGTGTATCAGCACTTCAATACTTTTACCCCGCGAGAAGTTCAAAGAATATTTAGGCGGTGGGGATATTGACAAACGCCACTTAATAACATCTGCACCAAAGGCCGCAACGGACTACCTAGATCAAAATGCGGATAAGATAAAAGGGTTAAAGTCGCAGCCCTATTTCATTAAGGATAATTTTAAATCAACTAATAACGGGTTTGAACCTACTTACTAATTAAAACACGAAACATTAACTTAGATTAATTTTACCTATTTTTGTATTTATGCAGACAATAAGCAAAACAGTACTTGACACAATAGAACAGACCCGCGCCCTTTTCTTTAAGGATTGCGGGTTTAACTGTTTAGACGAAAAACGAAAGTTCATAAATTGGTACATTGAGAATCATTCAGCGCCCTACGAGGTGCTTGTTTCCGATTTATCAAATTACTATCTTCACATTTCCAAAGACCGAATAATAAGGTACATGAAGGAAAACTAATGAAACGAAACCCAAAACTATTATCGAAAAGAATAGAATGCGCGGCCAATTTTGTCAAGCTAAAACGTAATAGCGGCATATCAAACAAGCGCGCAATAATAGAAGTTTCACAAGCCCTTAGCATATCTTCCAGAACACTTCAAGGTTACATACTACAAAATAACCGCGCATCTACGCAAATCGCGCCTTAATTACCTAAAAAACATATACTGCCCTGCTTATATTTGAACGTAACGTAAAAATACGGACAAATGACAATACAGGAATTTATAAAGAAACTTGGTATCGCACTCGGCGACGAGGACACCGCCAAGGCTCTAGAATCCTTCGGGATTACTTCCACAAACTACGAGGGCATCAAAGACCTCACCATTCCCACCACCTTAGACGAAGCATTAAAAGATACAAGCATTCAGAGCGAGTATGATCGCCGACTTGGAAAAGCCGTACAGACACGCGAGGAAAATCTTAAATCTAAGTACGACTTCAAAGAGAAAGACGACACGCCACCTTCTGACCCACCAAGCACGAACCCAGCACTCGAAGCCTTGACAAAGCAGCTTCAAGCAATGCAGGATAAGTTTTCCGATCTTGAAAAAGAAAAGATTACCCAAACTTTGGAGCAGAAAAAAACAGCGTTCACCGCCCGGCTAACGGAAAAGGGAATACCAAAAATATACGCAAGCGTATTTGACCCAGAAAAGGATATGGACTCACAAATGGAAACTGTTGAAAAGCAGTATTCAGAGGACACCCCAACAAGGCCAAATCACGGCGCAAACCGGTTACCAAAACCCGGAAACCCTGGAGAACGCAAACCTTCAAAAGAAGAGATTGCCGATATCGTAGGGTAAAAATTAATACTAAACACTAAATCAAATGGCAGTACTTGACCTGACCCAAGAAGAGCAAACGGAGTATTCCGCTGGCATCGACGGGGTGGCTATTAAAAATTATGTTGATGGCAAAGAAGGCGGTGCAGTTCTTGACGTTACCGGTTTTACGGATGTTTTCATCTTTGAAGGCCACGGCGTTATCCAAGAAACCGCAACCGGCGAATTTAAGCCCTTACCAGTAGGTGGAGCAATCCCCGCAGGACACACGATTTACGGAGTTGTTAGATCAACTACCAGAACATCAAAACCGTCAACCGGCGTTATGACAAACGGAACTATTAATAACAACGTTGTCAAATATAAATTCAATCAAGCCGCTCTAGATGCTTTGCAGACTATTGGGGTTTATAATCGAGTAGACTAATGGCTGTACAATCTATTTTTGCAGACCTGCTTCAAGAGTACATGACCGGCGTTGTATTGGCGCAGTATGAGAAAGTTAACGGGTCTAAGGACGCGCCCAACTATCTTCATGAAACACTCTTGACGCCAGAATATAGCGTTGACATGACGTATAACTCCATTAGTGGAGGTTTTACCCGTGTTACCGCGGACGTAATTTCTTTTGATTCCCCTTTACCTATCAAATCCCGTGCATCTATTAAGAGCGCAGGGGGCGAGATACCTAAAATGGGTATGAAGTTCACGCTTAACGAAAAGCAGATGAATACCCTTCGTATTCTACGGAATACACCGGGGCGTAAAAAAGAACTTGCGCGTAAAGTTTTCCAAGATTCTGAAAGTGGAATTTTTGGTATAAAAGAAAAGATCGAACAGGCTTTGCTTTTGGGAATTTCTAGTGGCGTAACCCTTATTCAGGATTCTGAAAATGTAGGCACGGCAGTACGTGTAAACTACCAGATACCGGAAGGAAATCAATTCGGAGTAACTACCAATTGGAGTGACCCGGCGTCAGAACCACTTAATGACATTAAGCGTGTACTAAAGCAAGCCAGAGCCAGTGGTGAGTACCCAAACAGTATTTGGATGAACTCAGACGCGGCTAACAACCTTTTCGGAAACGATCAGTTAAAAGGTCAATTTGCCTTCAATCAAAACTTTGTAGGCGCAAGCGTTCCAACAATGGACGAGGATCAGTTAAAAGCTGTTTTCCTTAGAAACCTTAAGCTAAATCTTATCGTTGTAGATAGGAGTTTTGTACATGAAAAAGACGGCAAACGAACCGTAAGCGAAGGATGGACCAAAGACATGGTAGTTCTTACAACCGGAACTAATCTAGGTTCCCTCGTTTATTCTACTCTTGCAGAGGAAGAGTTCCCAGTGCAAAGTGTTCAATACACGAAAGCCAATGATTATATATTGGTAAGTAAGTGGGGCAGCACCGATCCAGTAAGCGAGGCCACAGGAGTACAAGCGATTGTATTTCCGGTATTGCAGAACGTTGAATCTATTTTCTACATAAATTCAGAGGAAGCAACGGCAAGCCTAGACGCTCAGACAGAAGGTGATGCAGTTTACACTTATGACGGAACCAATTACACCAAAGCATCGGTAGTATCTGGTATTAATGCAGCAGACGAGACAGCACCCGCAACGGTATCTCAAAAAGACGCTACATTGGCTAAGAAAATCGATAGCCTATCGGAAGCCGGTATTACTAAGTTTGAGGCTGAATTAGTAGCAAGCGTTTAAAACGTTCTAAATGACAAACAGCGAATACCTTAATGAAATTGTACCGGAAATCGGGGCAAACATAAAAACCGCTATCATAGTGGCGCGAGGGCTAGACCCAAACGCCACTTATAACGGTGGTAAAGAGGTAGAACTGGTTGAAGCGGATCTATATTATAGAATGATGCTAATCCCTGAATTTAAGGAGGGGCAACTATCAATAAAATACGATCTAAGTTCTTTGAGATCATTTGCACAATCGATATATAAAAAGTGGGGCGATCCAAGATATGAAAGTTTTGGCCAACCGCTGATAAGGTCGATTAACCTATGATAGTCCGTTTTCCACATAATGCAACCGTAACAATTGAAACGCCAGGAAGCGGGCCATTCCCACAACCTACTTTGACCGCTATTGATTTAGAAGGCAGGTATGAGCCTTCACCGGCAAATGCAAACCTTAATTATTCGGCAAAGTTTTACTGCGATAGGGTCGAAAACCCCGAGCAATTGAGCGGTGAGAAATTGACAGTTTCAGAATTGGGAATAACAATAGGAATATCAACTGCTTTTAATTATCAAACACATTGCGAGATATGGCTGGATTAATCCCAAAGTTTACTATTGCAGCCGTAAGGCAACACATAAACCAAAGGGTTGATGAAGCTGAATCCAAAATGATCGAAGCCCTGCAATATGCAGGTGAAGAGTTCATAACAAATGCGAAAGTTAGAGGCACTTATGAGAATAGGACCGGTAATCTAAGGGCGTCGATAGGATATATTATCTTAAAAAACGGCAGGAATATTGAGTCTGAATTCATAGGAGGTAATCAGGACGGAGAAAATGCAGGAATAGATGCAGCAAATGAAGTCGCTAGAGAACACCCTAAAGGATTTGTGCTGATAGGAGTTGCGGGAATGAATTACGCCGCAGCCGTCGAAAGTAAGAACTACGACGTAATAACAGGCAGCGAGCCAAGTTCGGAATCATTAAAAGACCTATTCGGTGCGATCAAGTTTTGACATATTAGCGGCATTGTACGCTATACTAGATGTGCCTGAA